GGGCCGCCCCGGCGACCGAGCCAGCGCCCGTCGGCGCCGAAGATGCCGGCGAGGCTACAGCGCCCGTAGGCAAGCCCGTCACAGTCTCGCCCCAGGCCCAGCGCTCCCTTTCCGATATGCGTGCTGATCTTGTGCGCCGCGGCGTTACGGCGCCGACCCCGATGGCAGATGCCTGATGCTTCGCAACCAGTCGAAGCTATGGCGTGAGGGCTTCACCAAGCAGTGGTGGTCTGGCCTGACAGAGGTCCAGAAATTCCAGTTCATGGAGTGCCTGACCGACCGTGAGTTGGAAGAGTTCTACGGCGACTGGAGGATCTGGGCCCGGGACAAGCAGCTTGCGCCAGAGGGCGAGTGGTCGGAATGGCTGATCATGGCCGGGCGCGGCTTTGGTAAGACACTGACGGCCGTCAAGACAATACTTGATTGGGTAGAGCGTAGAGAAGCGCAGCGCATTGCTATTGTCGGACAAGGTGAAGGTGATATTCGGTCAGTTATGATCGAAGGCAATTCTGGCTTCATCAAGCAGTCGCCTTCATGGAACAAGCCTATATTCCGTCCATCTGTTGGCGTCGGTGAACTGCATTGGCCAAACGGTGCAATTGGCCAAATCTATTCTGCAGAAGATCCTGAAGCCTTGCGGGGCCCGGAGTTCGATCATGGCTGGTTCGATGAGCCGATGGCTGTACCGTCCAAGAAGCGTGAAGACACCTATTCGAACCTTGAATACGGCCTGCGCTTGGGTCAGAACCCGAAGCTGATCCTCACCACGACGCCGAAGCCCCATAAGTGGCTGAAAGAGAAGATCAAACTCTGCAAGGAAGAGGAACACCTGCCGATCGAGCAGCGGCAATTCATCCTTACGGTCGGCAACACCTATGAGAACGAGGAAAACCTCGCCTCCTCCTTCCTGAAGAAAATCCGCCGCAATGACGGCACCCGCCTTGGCCGCCAGGAAATCTATGCCGAGATCCTGAGCGAGGATGAAAGCGCCCTGTGGACGATGGAGTGCTTGGACCGGCAGAGGCTTGTCGACGTGCCCAAGGATCCTGCCGAGCGCCGGGAGTATGCCCGGGCCCTGGCGAAGACCATGGATCGCATTGTCGTCGGGGTCGACCCGAACACCACCGAGGGCAAGACGGCGCACGCATGCGGAATCGTGGTCGTCGGAAAGCGCGCCGGGAAGCACTACGTCCTCGACGACTATAGCCTTGTTGGTGTGAAGCCTCTCCGCTGGGCGATGCAGATCATGAACGCCGTGATCGACTATGACGCAGACGAGATCGTCGCCGAAACCAACCAGGGCGGCGACATGATCAGGACGGTCGTCGAGCAGGCCGCATCTGAGATGGAGGTTCGGATGCCGCGCTTCCACAAAGAGCACACCCGCAAGGGCAAGGCGCGTCGGGCAGAGCCTGTCGCCACGGCTTATGAGCGCGGCGAGGTCTTCCATGTGGGCACGAAGGGTTCCGAGGCGGCGCCGGGCATCTTCTATCGCCTCGAGGAACAGATGGAGACGATCCATGAAGAAACTGACCTCACCGGCGAAGATTTCGACCGATGCGATGCGCTGGTGTATGGGGTAACAAGACTCGGCGTGAAGAAGAAGTCGATCGGGGCTTCCTCCGGCAGCCTGGTTGGCTTCAAGTCCTTTGGAGATTTCGTACCTAATGGCCAGACGCTCCAGTAAGGCAGCCGCTGCGACAGAACGCCTCAGCCGCGACAGCAACATGCTCTCGGGCGGCGGGATCAGTTCTTTTGCCGTCGGCTCTCCGCTTGCCGGCCAAAATCAATTCCTCGGTCTGCGGATCCTGGAAGAGATGCATCGCATGTGGTTCACCGACGAGACGGTCGGCGCCATGAGTTTCTGCATCCAGACCACCTTGGGCCAGGCGACATGGTCCTTCAAACCTCAGATCGACGGGGTCGACGACGACAGCGGCAATAAAGATGCCCAAGCCGCGGCCGACTTCATGAACGCCATGCTGAACGACATGGACCATTCGTTTGAGGATCACATCGAAGAGGCGATCACGATGATCCCCTTCGGCTTCGCGCCATGCGAGATCATTCTGAAACAGCGCGACGGCGTGAACAGCCGCTTCAAGGACAAAATGTGGGCGATCAAGCGCATGCCGCTGATCGATCAGCTTTCCGTCGCCGGCTGGAACTATGACGAAGAGCAGCGGGCGGTGAGCCTCAACCAGATGCTGGGCGGCGGTAAGCCTGTCCCCATGTGGAAGATGTGCAATTACCGCATGTCGTCGCATCTCAACAGCCCGTCCGGCCGGCCCTACCTGATGAACGTCCATCGGGTTTGGCGCCTGAAGCAGCAGATCCAGGATAGCGAGATCATCGGGATCGACCGAGACCTCTGCGGCCTCCCGGTCTTCAAGGTGCCCAAGGCCGTCCTCCAGCAGGCCGATGAGGTCAATGAAGACGGCAGCCCCACGGAAGAGGCTTTGGCGGCTAAGGCGATCGTCCAGGATGCCATCAAGGCTGTGTCCGATCTGCGCTTCAACCGATCTGGCGGCCTGGTCATCCCCTCCGACACTTTCGCTCAGGACGTCGAGGGTGACCGGGCGCTGCAGTATGATTTCAAGTTGGTCACGTCGGCCGGCCAACGGTCGATCGACACCAGGACCGCGGCCAGGGACTATGACCGGGCCATCGCCCGCGTCCTGATGATGCAGTTCCTGCACTTGGGCGACCGCTCGACCGGATCATTCGCACTTTCGGCCGACCAATCAGACATTGGCGTCCGCGCCATCTCGACCATCGCCAAGAAGATCGCCATCGAGTTCAACCGAAAGGCCGTGCCCCTAATCTGGATGATGAACGCCCTTGATCCGCGGTACATGCCGCGCCTGCGCGTGAGCGACCTCAACAAGGATGGCATCGTCCAGATTGGCAAGTTCCTGAATGACGTCGCTGGCGCCGCCGATCTCTGGGCGGCCGATCCAGTGGCGCGCCGCTCGATTCTCAACAGCGCCAATATCCCGTTCGACCCGACTGCCCAGGCTGCGGCGGCGGAGCGCTTTGTTGAAACCCAAAACACACCCGCGCCCACCTTCGGTCGGCTTCCGGGGCCAACAGACGGAGCAGAACCATGAACGTCCATGATGTAATCAAGGGCTTTCGCGCCCGGGCCGCCGATCGCGTCGCCAACCCGAAGGAAGTCGCCAAGCGCAACGGCCTGTACGCCTCACGCCCGGTCGTCAATGCGCAGGCCTGGTACGATTGGGCGGTGAAGTACGGGGTTCCTAACCCCATCGCGGCGGCTGACATGCATGTCACCGTCGTCCACTCCACAAAGGACGTGAAGATACGGCCCCGCGACGACTACATGATCGTCGACTCAGAGCGCGCACTGTTCGCCATGTTTGGTCGAGATGAAGATGCCTTCGTCGTGGCCTTCTGGAATTGGAGGCTGCAGGATCGTCATTGGGACTTCATCGCCGCCGGCGCCGTGACGTCCTGGCCTTCGTACCGGCCGCACCTGTCCATCTCATACGACGCCGCCGACTTCGAAATCAGCGATGAGGCCATGGCCAACGCGCCCGAGCAGATTGTTCTGGGCCCCGAGGTCTATGATGAGATCCGCGGCGCTACGCCGGCGTCCGAAGCCAACCCCGAGGGCCTGGACGGCGAAGACGAACTTCTGATGATGGAAGTCGAAGACGCCATCAAGTCGGCCGCCCAGCAGGAACTGGACAAACTCGGTGAGACCGGCAACCCTGTTTACCGGACGGCGCTCTACGATATCGCCAAGCGCGATAGCCTGCCCGCCGGCGTCTTCAGTCATCTCCTGGCAGATGATTCGCAGTTCGAAATCCTGAAGACCGCAGTGCTCGGGGAGGCCTCCGAGCCTGCAGACCAATCGGATGATCGAAGAATTGTGATGGTTACCAAGAGCGCCGAAGAGAACCCGGCTGCGATGGAAATCGCCGCGGCGTCGGAAGACGAGCAGATGATTGTCGCCATCGCCAGCGTCTCTACCGTCGACGGAGAACTGATTAAGGATCTCCATGGCGACGAGATGACCACTCAGGCGCTCATCGAATTCAGCCGCGATCTCATGAAGGGATACCGGGCCGGCCAGATCGACCACGACGGCAACAATCGGTTGGAAGTTGTGCAAAGTCTCGTTTTGAGCAATGACATTCAACAAGCGCTCGGAATCAACCTTGGCTATGAAGCCTATCTTGTGGAATTTCATGTTCCCGAGAAGGCGGATTGGGAAATGGTGAAGTCCGGGAAATGGGGCGCCTCGATCCGAGGCCGAATGTACGCTGAAGGAGCCTGACCATGAAGTTCGTTGGAACCCGGAAGGCCAAAGAAATTTCCCTGACCCAGACACCAGCGAATCCGCTGGCCCAAGTCCTGGTCACGAAGAACAACCCAACCGATCAACCCTCGGAGACTGATGACATGGACGTCAAACTTCTGCAGCGCGTGGCGACTATGTCGGACGTGACCAAATCCCACTTCGCCGGCCTCGCCGATGAAGCCGCCAAGGCCTTCCTCGCCAAGCCCACCGCCGATCAGGACGCTGAGGCCGCCGCCGCCGCCGCCGAGATCGCCAAGTCGGAAGCCGAAGCGAAGGCCAAGGCCGACGCCGACATTTCCAAGCGCGCCGAGAGCGACGAAGTCGTGAAGTCGCTTCTGGGCCAGGTCAAGGATCTCACCGAGGTCATCAAGGGCCTGCAGAGCGACAAGACCCTGGACGCGCAAGCCGCCGACCCCGCCTTCGCCGGCTATCCTGGCGGCACCGAGGCCGTAAAGGCGCTGCTGAAGACCACGGATGGCCTGACCGCCGATTCGGCAAAGCTGATCATCGATGGCGCCAAGGCGCTCGCCGCGCTGAACTCGCGCGTCGGCCGGACGCAATTCTCCGAACTGTCCGAAGAAGAACTGGCCCGCTCGGCCCCGGAATCTTCCAAGGTCAAGGCTGAGGCCAGGAAGCGTTCGGAAGCCAACGGCACCAGCATTCCCCAGGAAATGGCGAAGATGGCATCCGAGCCCGCCTGGGAAGATGCGGTCGAAAAGGCCATCGCCGAGGCCAACGCCGGCTAAACGGCAACCTCTTCCACCCATCGTTTTCGCGGCCTTAGAGCCAACCGGAGATCCCTGACATGGCCCTCAAAAATACCACGGGCGTTGTTTCTCGCCCCGCCGCCGCTGATTTCAGCGCGGCCACCAAGCCCCGCTTCGTCGTCATGAACAGCAGCGGCCAGTATGCGCTCTGCGGTGCTGGCGCTGTCGCTCATGGCGTCGCTGACAACTTCGACTCGACCGCAATCACCGATGTTCGCGCCGACACCCTCTCTGGCACCCAACTGCGTATCGAACTGAACGGTACGCTGGCCCGCGGCGCCAAGGTCGTTTCGGATGCTTCCGGCCGGGCCGTCGCTGGCACGACCGGCCACATCTACCTGGGCATCCTTGAAGCCGCCGGTGTCGCTGGTGATATCATCACCCTGACCTTCATGCCTGGCCAATTGGGCACCGTGCCGTAAGGCGCGGTTCCCTGAGACCATCGTTCTAAGCCTGGCCGGCTTCCGGCCGCATATTGGAGATAACGACAATGTCGCAACCGGAAGGCTTTCAGCTTAACCGCGGCTACAATCCGATCCTCACGGATCTCGCTCAAGGAATGCTCTCCAACCTGCGCGTCGGCTACATCGCCGACAAGCTGTACCCGAACATTCCTGTCGGTGTGAGCACCGGCCAATACGTGAAGTGGAATCGCGGCGACTTCATGCGCCGGAACGCCAAGAAGATGATTGGCAACGAAGCTGTCCCGCTCGGCGGCTTCGGTTCCGGGTCGGGCACGTTTAAGGTCGATCGCTTCGGCCTCGGCACCGACTGGTCTTCTCAGAACCTGGCCGACGCCCGCCGCGGCGGCACCAGCTACGCCGCCTTCATGCGCGGCAAGCGTGAATTCGTGATCACCGGCCCCCTGCTGGAACTCGAGATCGTCACGGCGACCCTGACCCAGACCACCGGCAACTGGACCAAGACCGCCGCCGGCGTCTCCAGCGGCCCGACCGGGACGCAGTTTCTGCAGTGGGATCAGGCGGCTTCCGATCCGGTGGCCAACATGGACACCTGGAAGAAGCTGTTCCGCGACACTGTCGGCATCAACCCCAACACCTTCGTCATGTCGGAAGAGGTCTATCTGGCCAGCCGGAAGAACGCCAACCTGATCGACCGCATCAAGTACAGCGGCACCCAGGAACGTCCGACGCAGGTGACTGTGGACCAGATGAAGGGCCTGTTCGAAATCGACAACGTCCTGATCCCTCAGGCCCGCTACAATTCGGCCAACGAGGGCGCCGCTGACGTCCTGTCGCCGGTCTGGAGCCAAACCTGCTGGCTGGGCTACGTCGCTCCGAATCCGACCCCCGACCTTCCCTCGGCCGGCTATCGGTTCTCCTGGAACGGCGACACGTCTATGGGCGTGCCTGACAACGCCACCGGCATCGGCCCGGCGAACTTCAACTCGGTCCTGTCTCCGGAAGGCTTGTTCATGCGGCAGTTCCAACTGCTCCGCCCGAACGTGGAAGTCATGGAAGCCGAACTGTTCACGACCCCGAACGTCGTGGCGGCCGATCTGGGCATGACGCTGACTGCCGTCATCGCCTAATCACCGGCGCAGAACTGCACGATATGGAGGCCCGGGCATTGACCCGGGCCTTTTTCGTTGTGAAGTAGGGCTCCCCTTCAATGGAGCCCCCAAAATGCAAGAATTGATCTGCTTCAACGGCGACCTCTCAATCGGTGGCCGCAGATACGAACCTGGCGACCTGATCGAGACGCAACAGGCAATGACGCGCGGCGATCTGAATGAGCGCTTGGTGGACACCCTGCAGCGACAGGCCCGCATTCGCCCGCTGACCCGGGAAAACTTCGATCTGGCCATCCGCCGCCGGGATCCGGCGCTGGAGTTCCCCCCGGCCGGGTTCACGCGCGCCTATCTGCTGGAAAAGGGCATCATTGATGCCGAGGCCGTCGCCACTGCCGACCCGGAGGCAGCAAAGGCCCCGGCAGGCAAGAAAAAGGGCCCACCAGCGGCTTCCGCCCCTAGGATCGATGAAGTGAAGCCCACCGACCAGTCTGAGGCTGTGGGGCCATATTTCATGACCCCGAACAAGCGTGGCAACTTCCTGCATTGGTCCGTCACAGATGCAGATGGAAAATTGCTGCGCGATAGGGCATTCAAGGACAAAGCAAAGGCCATCGAGTTCCTGACCGGCCTGATGCCAGCCCAGCCCGCCGATGGCGGCGAAGCCGAGGATGCGAACGATGGCGGCGACATTCGATCCGAGCCTGGCGACCAACCGTGACAAGGTCCGGTTTCTCATCGGTGACATGGACGTCACCCGGGCCGAGATCCAGGATGAAACGATTGATGCCCTTCTGACTACGATGACCCCTGAGGCTGCTGCGGCGGCCTCAGCGTGGTCCATCGCCGGCGCCTATGCGTCCAAGGCAGACGTGAACGTCGACAACCAACTCACCAAATACTCGGCCGTTCACCTGCATTGGGTGACCCTGGCCAAGCAGCTTGACCTGCGGGCCACGTCGTCGGCCTTCGGCAGGGTTCCTGCGAACAAGCAGTTTTCACAGGTCATGGTCACCGGCCTCGACGATGTTCGGCCGCCCTATGACGCGACCCGGAATTACTGAATGTGGACCCCGATCGAATTGCGCATCGATGCCGCTGGCGGCGGTGAAGAGGCCACCCTGTTCCTGGTCCCGGCCGCCCAGGGCGCCGGCGGCACCTATGACCCCTCGTCGACGAGCGTCTATACGCCTCCCACCCCGACGCAGACGACTGTGAAGGGCATCCTTGAGGTCATCCCGACGTCCGGGCGAGAGCAGAGCCTGAAGGCCAGGTTCATGTTCCACACCAAGGTCAAGATCGATGGCATGACGGCTGGTGATCTGCAGGTCGAGGTCGCCGATCTCGGAAGGCTGACCGCGGTCAATGTGCGCGAGCGCCGCTTCATGGGCGCAATCGATGGTTATTCAATGGACCTTCACCGGGGCGCCTGATGGATACCGAGGCCGAGTACAATCGCAAGGTCGAGGCCATGTTCGGGAAGGCCCGGGATCACTTCAAAGAGGTCGGCATCAGGTTTGTCGTGAACGTGATGGAGCGTGTCGTTGAAGACACTCCAGGATTTGAAAATCAGGATCCTGCTGACACCCGATATATCCCGAAGGGACAACTTCGGGGCGGTTACAATATCTCCGATGTGAAGGTCACCACGGCAACGGTCTGGGATAGTGACCAGCGCTCTGACTACGGCGTTGAGACAGTTCGGCGGATTGAAGCTGAACTGAGAAGCAACTTCCGAAGCACCTTCTACATCTACAACCAGATGGCCTATGCCTACATTGTGCGCGAGGGCCGTGGCCGTCACCATCGGCCGCGGGACTTTCTCATTGCAGCGACAGGATCGACGATGGCAAATGCCAGGGACGAAGCGGTTGCGAGCATGGGTGTCAAATGAGCAAGCTGCATATCCGCCGGGCCCTTGAGAAGACCTTGAAGGCAGTTCTGGATACTCACGGCGTCATGATCGTCATGGGAGGGCAGACAGCCCCGGAAACAGCCGTTGAGTATGTCCGGACCTCGATTTCCTTTGGCGAGGACCGCCCCACTGAGATCGGCCCGACGCCCACAATTCAGCGCTCAGGAAAGTTCCATTGCGGCGTCTTTACCGAGCCGCGCCTTCTCGATGATCGAAACGATGTGGTGTGCGGATACGTCCGCGAAGCCTTCCCCTACGGCGCGAATTTGTCTCACGAGGGAATTCAGGTAAACATCACGGGTGTCGATGATGGACAAGTGATCACCGAGGGCGCTTATTCCTACTCTCCTGTGTACGTCAAATTCATGATCTGGGACACGACCAATGGCTAAGGCACCGAGAACTTCAGGCTTCACCGATGATTCTGAGGTCGAAGTTCTCGACCCCATCGCCGCGGCCCCCGCTGAGAATGACTGGAGCAAGGCGGCCGTCATTGCCAGCGCGACCTCGCCCGCGATCTCCGGCTATCGATCCGTTGTGGTCGAGCAGATCGTCGACGGCGCGTCGGTTCTGTCTGGCTACCTGGATGGCGCCGACCTCTACTACCGCGTCAACCCTGAGGTCGACTTTGGCGATGCCACTGGCGTCCTGACCCTGGGCGTCACGGTTCGCTGCGATGGCAACGGCGGTTTCTGTCTTGCGAATGAGGGTGTGCGCGTCGGCGGCGGTGAGCCCGCCTATGCCGGCGCGAACCTCGCCTATCAGCGCGGCGCCCGGGAAATCCTGATCGTCGGCGCCACGGATGAAGACCGGGCCAAGCTGTCGGTTTGGTTCGACTCGCGGAAAACGCCTAAAGACGTCAAGATCAGTTTCGCGTAAGCCCCATTCGTCAACCCTGATCCGCGCAAGGCGCGAAATGGAGATCTGATATGCCCGCCGCTCGTGGTTCTACCACCAAACTTGTTGCCATCGCCGAGGTCACGGCAGGCACTACGCCCGCCACTCCGACCATGCTCGAAATGGTGGTCAAGTCGTTCAGCCCTCGGGCGACGAACAATGTGATCACCGACAATGCGATCAGGTCGCACCCCTTCACCGACCGCATCCTGGCCGGCACGAACGTAATGGAATTCGGGCTCGAATATAACCTCGATCAGAACCATGACCTGCTCTGGGAAACCTTTTTCGGGCAAGCCTACTCGTCAAACACCCTGAAGTTCGTGGACGCGCTGAAGACGCTTTCGATGGAAAGCCAGACCGGCGGCACCTTGGCAAAGTTCGACCACTACCTCGGCTCCATGTTCAGCAGCATGGGTATCTCCGTGTCGGCCTCAGACACTGAGCCGGTGGCGATCTCAATGAGCGGCCGCGCTATGACCTCGACCCTGGATGACGCGGCCACCATCGCGACCGCAGTGACCGGCGCTGGTGTGCTGGATCCCTTCACCTTCATCGGCGGCGCGCTGACCATTGGCGGCGCCGCCACCAAGATCATGTCCGGTACGATCAACCTCGAGCGCGCCGTCGATCCCCTGATGGAAGTCGGCTCGGCCAACCCGACCGAGTTCGTCCCGGGCGCCTGTAAGGCATCTGGCAACCTGACCGTCGCCTATCGTGATGCCGCCATGAGCGATATCTTCGAAGGGTTCACTCAGTCGGCTCAGGTCTACACCTTCTCTTCGGCCGACGGCACCAAGAGCCGGGCCCTGACCTTCCCCAAGACCCGCTTCCTGTCCTTCGGTCGCTCGATTACCTCGCGCGGCATCCGGACCCAGGAAATCTCGTGGGAGGCTGAATACGACACGTCGAGCGCCACTGTGCTGTCGGTTGTGAAGGACGACGTCTAAGATTCTGCTGGCTAGCCCAGCAGATAGTCCGCTATGCGGATGGGGCGGGACCGTGTTGCTTTGGGGCTTCCACGGTTCCGCCTTCCCAAAGAAAGCCCCAAGGAGAAGCCCCTATGTCTTTGAAAGTTGATACCTCTGTGGGCCTGGCCCTCGACAAGATCGAATCCGGTGTTGTCGTCTCGTTCCTGGGCGGAGACGGGGAGCCCAAGTTCCTCAAGAACAACCCCTCCATGCCGATGCAGATCCGCGTGCGCTCCGTGCGCTCGACGGTTGGCAAGGAAATGTCGGTGCGCATCCAGCGTCGCACCGCCGCGATGAACAAGGGCAGCCGTTCCGCCATGACTCTTCCGAATGAAGAGTTCATCGCCCTGATGGCTGGCGCCGTGACGATCGAACTCATCAATTTCGATGAGATCGCCCCTTCCCAGAAGGCGTCGGTGGACGAATTCGTGGCGTTGTTCAAGAATCCCGCCTTTGAGGCCCTGGCACAGCAAATCTATGAGGCCGCCAGTTCCGATGCGACCTTCGAACTGAAGTCGGAAGCCAAGGGAA